AATTCTCTTTGCATTTGTTTTTTCTTTTCTATTGCCGCCTGATCTTCTGCGTATCTTTTCATAGAAAGGAATTTCATATTTTCATATACTTGTTTTTCTGCCTTCTCTCTATCTTTTAACATCTGCATATAATCAAGATATGATTGAACATGAGCATCTTGTTGTTCACCAATTAAAGCTATATTTTTTTCTTGTTCGTCATTTAATGCAGACATTGTGTCAATCAAATCTTCTAATACTCCATCAATTATTAAAAATACATCTGCTGAAGTCTTTCCTTCGCCATGTGTTAATTGTGTTTGCAATTCTAATCTTTTTAATGATTCTTTTGCTTCTTCAATTCTATTTCTATATTTTTCAATTATTTTTAAAGCTACTGGATCATCTCTGCCAGTTTCTAACCATTTATCTAATATTATTTGTGAATCATTAATTGATTGTGTTAATTCTTCTTGTGTTTTAGACCACAGACCCATCCATGATAAAATATCTTTTATGCTTGATACTGTATCTTCTAAAAGGAAAACTATATTACCAATAGCCTGAACAATTGCTCTTATTGCTATTAATAGTTTTTCAACCATTAATTGACTAAATTTTTCAATACCACCATTTGATGCTACAAAGTTATCAAACATTTTACCCAATGCTTCTGAAATTGTTTCTAATGTTGGTGCTAAAGCTACGACAAAATTATCTCTTAAACCTTTTAGTCTATACATCATTCTAGTAATAGAATCGTTGGCATCTTCAACCCTTCTTACCATGCCAGCAGATAATGTAAGACCAAACCTTTCTGCCTGTTCTCTAATTTCACTTAATCCTACAACACCACCCTCAATAGCAGTTAATAATTCAATATTTCTTCCACCAAAAAGTTTATATGCTATTGCTGTTTTATCAGTAGAACCCTCTAGATTATTTAATGCTTCTGCAACTAATGTAAATTGAGCAAATAAATCGCCATTTGTTTTTTTTAAATCTTGTGAAGTAATTCCTAATTGGTCAAATGCTTCTTTTGCTACGCCTGTACCTTTTACTAGGTAATCATTAATGCCTACAGCTAATGTTCTAGAACCTTTTGCAAATGCTTCTAATGACGTACCACCTAAGTCTGCCGCCAATTGAAAAGCACCTAAATCTTGTGTTGATATAAATAATTGACGTGAAAGTTTACCGATTTTATCAATAGCACTTAAACTATTTTTAACTAATAAACCTATACCTGCAACACCAACGGCTGCTACTATAGCTGTTTTAAAACTGGTTAATGCACTGGTAATACTTCCAAGACCTTTTTTGATTGTCCCAAATGCTGATTTCGTTCTGTCTTGTGCTGATATATCAAACTTTAATTTATTAGCCATGTTTGTTTCGGTTTTTTTGTTTTCTTTTTAAATATGCTATCCACAGATTAAACTCTGTTTCCGACATATTCAAGGTCTGGCTAATAGGTTGTTGAAGATGTTCGGATAGGAAGCAAATAGCCTCTAACTCCCTATCCTCATTTAGTTTTTTTCTAATTCATCAATGCTTGGAGCAACCATAATTTCTTCAGCAACACGTGATAAAACATCAGGGTCTACTTTGTACATCAATGACTCTTTATCTTCTAAACTAAATAATTTATTTCCGTCAGAATCTTTTGACTTCATGATTAGAACGTCTGCCAAAACCCCAATATCATCTGCTTTTGTACCTTTGTACAACCTTCTTTTTTCAGCTAATGTCATGGGGGAAACAAATATTTCTAACGCATTACCGTCAGCATCTTTCCATTCAGGAACTTCTATTTTCCTAACACCTTTGTTAGCAAAATGTTCTACTGCAAACTCAATTGCTTTTGATTTATTAGACATGATTAAGTTATAAACCTAAATATCTAAAAATCAATATTAAGATACAGTTCCTCTAGTTAAATCGCCGTTTAATGTTGCGTTGAAACTTGCTTCAATGATTCCGTCTGTAGGTACTGAAATACTTGTAGAAGTTACAATAAAACTTCCTGTGTAATAGTAATCTCCAGAGTCTGCGCCTTCTGGGTATAAGTTTAAAGTTACTTCTGAACCTTCTGTAAAAGCAATCTGTCCGTTAGTATCGGTTTCATCCCAAAAGCACTCAACTGTTGCTGTTGCACTTTTTTTACCAACTTTATAGCTTTTGCTTGTATCAGAAAGAGTAGTATCTTCTAAAATTTCCGCAGAAGTGTCTAAACTGAAGCTACGAACCTCTGCAATTGCATCAGCTCCTATTTTTACAGTTCCGTCTACGCCTGTGTGTGTTGCCATTTTTACTCCTTGTTAATTTCTGTTTTAACTTTGTAAATAGGTTTATCAGATTTTTTTTCTGTTGTGTATCCCATTTTTTTATAATATTCGACCATGTCTTTTGTAACCATAATCGTATCTTTACCATTTGGTTTATACATTTTAACATTCATTTTATGCTCCTGTTTGTACTGCGTTTTCTACAGTAACATAATCAACAATATACGTAAATCTGACAAGCCCTACTTTTTGAGTAGCTTCTTCAAATTCTACTTCTGTACTTTGTAATTTTGTATCTTTTGCATTACCACCCCTAGTTCTATCTGTGGCCATAGCTTCTTCAACTTCTTCTGAAATAGTATCTATTGTATCATCAATATTAGCAGTTCCTTTAATATGTCCTTCAATAATACACGTTAATTGTCTGTGTTGTGTTCTTGATGATGATGTTATTGTGTGTTCTACAATATTTTCATCTTGTGTATAAACCATTAAAGCAGGTAGTTTTGCATAATTAATTTGAAATACTCTTGTTTCATAAACACTGCTTCCAGTAGTGGATAATCCTGTTAATGTTGTTACTATATTTTCTCTGATTGCTTTTCTTACGTGTGCCATTAATTTAATTCAATAGTTAAAACTGTCATTCCGTTTCCGTCAGGTCTTACTTCTCTTACTGTATAATTGGAGCCTCCTGTAGATAGGCTATCACCAAAAGAAGCAGAGGAAACATAAGTAGTCCTAGTCGTAAAAGTAGTGATAGAATATAATACATTAATTTCACCGCCTCCACTAATATCAGCTGAATCTTGGTCAAGAATACCATAAATAGTAGAAGCCGAACCTCCTTGTGGTGTGTATGTGGCAACTTGGGCAAAGTCATCTGTGTTTAAATATACATCTCTAATTGTATCATCTTCAATCATATCTTATCTCTATCACATTTTTTGCAGGTATTACAGTAATGTTAGAATATGATTCTATATTCCCAAATTCATCAAAACAAACAGAATCAAATGTGATAACTACATCTTTATTTTTTATAAAAAGATATCCTTTGGTATTACAATTTCTAGGTTTTAAATTGGATATTTGTTCTTTATCCATCCATTCAGCAAAACTAACTATATCAATCCAGTCTATATCAACTTTTTTATAAGGGATTTCCATAACTTACTAAACTAGATGAATTAGATTTAGTTAGCGAGTGAAAAGTTTTTTTTTCTTTTTAACTGGCTCTGATTTTGGTTCAGGTTCTGCTTTTTTTATATCATCTTGCGTAGATACTGCTTTACCCATACCAATCAAATATTGTGCATCGTTTTCAGGTGCATCAACAACCTGACCAACTTCCACATATTCGCCTTTTATGTATGTTGCTTTTAATAATTTTATTTTCATGGGATAAATTTATAGGAGAGATAGGGGGGAGTCAATTCCCCCCTAAATATTAAGTTATGCGTTTGCGTCTAAGATAGCTGAGAATGGTTCCGCGTGTCTTACAGCAATATCAATATCATAGAAAGCTGCAACTCTTGTTGCACCCTGTGATGATAATGAATATGGGTCTACCATAACGTCTAGGTTGCCCCATTCTGCAATAAATAAATCACTCCAGTTACCAAAAATGATAGCAGAACAGTCACCTTCAGATGTTCCTTTTGTTAGGTTATCAGGCACATTTGTTGTTGTGTATAATTTATAACCTAATAAAGATTCTCTATCATTCATAATCATTACTGAATCAGTAGATGATACTTTGACTGCTTGCATCAATCTTGATGCCTGTAAAGGACTGGTGAAGAATGAAAGGTTGCCTAAAAGAGCATTGTCTGTAGCAACTTCTTTCCATAAATCAACAATGTCGCCATAAGTAGCAGCACCACCATTTGCACCTAATACAACTGAACCAATACCTGAAGTATTGATAACACCTGTAGGTTGGTTTGATGAGCCAGTACCTTGTATTGCTGCCTTATCAACTGCATTTGCAAGACCAGTAATAACGTCTGTTCTTACAATTGTTTCAATTGAAGGTGTAGATTGCATCATAAGATGTCTTGACATATCTACATAAGCGGCAATTGTTTTTGGGTTCATTGTGATTTGTCTGTATGTTGGAGCTCCTTCAGTAGGTGCAGAGTTTTCTGCTACCCAGTAAGCTGTTGTTACAGCGTTCGCTGCAGGAATTGCAACATCACCGACTAAACCACTTAATACAGTAGCACCTGCATTTCTTACATAAGATGCACTTCTTAATGCGTCTACATAAGAACCTGCAAGTAAATCAGTAGCCACTAAGTGACCACCTGCTGTTGCTGTACCTTGTGTTAAGTCCCTTTGATACCAAGAAACATCGCTAGGAACAAATACACCTCTAGGGGTTTTACCTGTTCTCTTTGCAATTTCTTCTGATGCTTCTCTCTCTAATTGTGCATTTGACCAATCTTTTGTAGCCATAGCTTTAATTGCTTTTGCTAAAGAGTAATCTCTTGCTTCTTTTTTAGATAAGCCGATTTCGTCAGCTTTTTGCTCCAAAGGTTTTGCGTTACCAATGTGATTTAAAACAATACCTCTAAATTCTGCAATAGAGTTACCGTCTGAAATAGATTTTTCAGCTAAATCAGAACAATTGTGTTTAGCACCAAGAGCTGTAATTTCTTTAATTCGTGCTACTTCCTCTTTTCTTGCATCTTCTTTGATTTGTCTAACATCAACACTTGGCTTTTCTACCTTCGGAGTTTCTACTACGTTTTCATCCATAGTTTTTTGCTCCTTTTGTTGTTGTTGTTTGTTGTCTTGTCTAGACCTTCCAATGCCTACTGTAGTATCAGCAGGTATAGAAACACTAGACACTTCTAACGGTCTCCATGAAACACGATAAGAATCCATTTCATCTTCTTTTTTACGTTCCATTTTAACCATATTGGTTACTTCATAGCCTACAGAAATGTTTTTTCTAATTCCGTCTACTATGTCTTGAAATACTTCTTTAGCAAGGTTAGAGTTTCCAAATCTAACTGTAGCACGACCGACCTTGTCGTTTTCACTAATTGAAGCGTTTTCAATTACACCAATTTGTTTTGTTGCATCGTGGTCCAATAATAATCGTGCATTTCCACTTTGCAAAAATTTCATATCTACATCGTTAATTTTATGAGAAAGTATTTCCATTCCAAAACTTCTTGGATATGGTTCTTCTGATGAAAATGCCAAATTAACTGTTTTCTTTTCTTCATCCCATGCTTTTGCTTTAGTATTATCTAAATGAAAAATTCTTTCAAATTTCATAGGTGTTTGATTTTCTTTTGTTTCAATTTCTTCTGACATTTTTTCTTCCTCGTTTTTTATTTGACCTACTTTT